CAATGGAATGAATACTTATATGATTTAAGATTTTGGTTGTGGGGGCTTGGATATAAAGAAACATTGCTTGACTATCAACATGAAGTACACTTATTTTATGAGTAATATTAACGCATACCTTTATTCAGTTAAACAAGAAGACTGTGCTGCTGATAAATGGGATTACGGTTTATTAAAACAATTTTTTAATAAAAACAAGATTAAACCAGACAGAGTGACAACTTTGCCTAATGTAGATAGAGCCTTTGTTGTCATTCCTGGACCACAAAATGTAGACTTTGAAGATCAAATATCTGAAGAGTTAAGTAAAATAGGCAGGGTAGTTTTATTTATTACTGGAGATGAAAGCGCTACTTTTAAAATTGATAAGATAAAGCATGATAATATTGAAATTTGGATTCAATACCCGCATAGAAAACATTCACAATATAACAAATTAGCGCTAGGTGTTCCACAACATCTATCAAATAATTTACCAGAGTATCAAGATAAATCTTATGATGTATTTTTTTCGGGACAGATAACTCATCAAAGAAGACAAGAACTTGCAACTGTTATGCCTGACATACCAAACTCTTTTTATAATCCAACTAATGGGTTTGCAGAAGGACTAAAACCAAAACAATATTACGACAAAATGTTTTTATCAAAGATTGTTCCTTGCCCTAGCGGAGCAATGGTTATTGATTCATTTAGATTCTATGAAGCAATTGAAATGCTTTGCTTACCAGTAGGAGATAAATTAGATTCAAAAATGCAACGCACAGATTTTTTTAATTTTTTATTTCAAGGTGAGCACTCAATAAATACTGTTGAAAAATGGCAGAACTTACCTAAGTTATTGCCTGAATTATTAAATAACTATACATCTGAAATGCATCAAATAGTTTGTTGGTGGATTAAATATAAAAGAGATTTGTTTAATGAGTTAATGAGGCAAGTAAATGCATAAAAGAGATATAACAATTGTCATGGCTACTTCTGTAATTACAGATCATCCAAGCACAAAAATGATAGATCAAACCATTAGTGATATTCGTGTTCATTTTCCAGATAACGAAATTATTATGCAAATAGATGGTCTTAGAGAAGAACAACAAAATCGTAAAAAAGATTATGATGAATATAAAAATCGTATTTTGTGGAAATGTTTACATAAAGATAAAAATATATTACCATTTATATTTAAAGAACACAGTCATCAAACCAACATGATGCGTCAAACAATTACTGAAGTTAAAACACCTTTATTACTTTATATTGAAGGCGATGCTCCTTTGACTCCAGACATGCCAATAGACTGGGATAAATGTTTGGATATGTTTGAATACAACAAAGCAAATACTATTCGTTTTCATTATGAATCATTTATACCAAAAGATCATGAACACCTTATGTTTGGAGTAGAGGATGGCTTTATGAAAACCATACAATGGAGTCAGCGACCACACCTAAGTAGAAAAAAATATTATAAAGACATTGTGCTTCCAAGATGTAAAGATAAATTTTTTATAGAAGATACTTTTCATGGAGCAATTCAAGATGATATATCTCCATACGAAGTGTTTAATCAAGAAGGTTGGGATATGCATAAACTCTGGATTTATCATCCTGAAGGCAATATCAAACGCTCTTATCACTTAGATGGTCGTCAAGGCACAAGAAAATATACTTCCGATGATGAAACTTGGGGGTATAAAGAATGAGACTAGGAATCATAGCAAGATCAGACAACACTGGCCTTGGTAATCAGACTAGAGAGTTAGTTAGTATGCTTAGTCCTGATAAGATTCTTTTAATTGACTCTACCCCGTTTAATAATAATAAACAACATCCAGAATGGTATGACCAATACAGTTGTATTAAGACACAAGGCTTTCCGTCTGTTCAACAGATAAAGATGTTTTTAGGAGATGTAGATGTCGTATTAAGTTGTGAAACCTTTTATGATCAAAACTTTATAAGGTTTGCAAATAGACGGGGAGTAAAAACCATTCTTCAGTATAACTATGAACTGTTTGGTCACTTAGCAAACCCAGAACTGCCATTACCAAACGTCTTACTATCTCCCAGTTTATGGCAAATTGAAACAATTCAAAGTATGTTTGGAGATAGAACAAAGGTAATTCATCTTCCACCTCCAACTACTCCTGAGTTATTCGCAACTGCAAAAAATAATAACATTTCTAAATCACATAATAGACTATTACACATTGCTGGAAAGAAGGCAGCCAAAGATAGAAACGGTACTGAAACCGTAATAAATATGCTAAAGCACTCTAAGGCAGATTATGAATTAGTTATTAGAAGTCAAAGCGAAATAACAACTAATGTAACAGATTCAAGGTTAAAGATTGAAATTGGTAACCCAGAAAACAGGGAAGATATGTATAACGGCTTTGATGCTATGGTATTACCAAGACGATATGCAGGACTATGCTTACCAATGAATGAGGCTTTGCTTTCTGGTCTTCCCGTTTTTATGACAAATGTTTCGCCCAATAATCAGATCTTGCCACAAGATTGGTTGGTTGAATCAGATCCGATAGGAACAATTAGAACAAAAGTTAGAATTAATTTGTTTGAGGCAAATAATGTTTTGTTAGCGCAAACAATTGATAAATATATGTCTGTCAATGATAAAACTAATTATAAACAACAGGCCTATGATTTAGGATTTAACAACTTTGCACCAACAATACTTAAAAATAAATACTCAGAACTTATTTCTCAAATTTAGTTTTTTTATCAAACTTAAGTTTAAGTATTTTATTAAATATACTATTGAAGGAACTATCCGCACTGGATAAATATGTATGATCATCTATGTTTAAATTATAAGACTTAAGAACTAATGGTCCAGAATTGTAAACTTTAACGTCTTCCATTTGTGTGCCACCAACATTAAACTTATTTCCGTATATGGACCTCCATAAAAACTGATCTAAAAGTTCTAGTACTATTTTTAATTTTTCTTTTTCCATAATCATGGGAACGTGGAGTTCATAGTCTAAAGGGTTTTCAAATCCTAATGCTTTAAGTTTTTTATACGTGCCTGAGAGTTTTCTGGTGTATTGAGAGTTGCCGTTAAGTTTTTGATATAGGTTTATCTTATCTAACAGGAAACCACTATGAAAATTTTCTATCTTATTTATTTTTTTAATAATATAAAAGTCATCATTCATTAAAATAAATGATTCTGATATTTCTTGTGAAAAACAAATTGTTTGTAAATTTTTTACAGCATTTTTATACTTTGATTCTTTTTGTTCTACTTCTATATAATTTCCTATATACCAGTCAGGCTTACCACCAACAAGCCATATTTTTGCTTCTGGAAAACTTTCAACGACAGATCTAATTGAATACTTTAGTTCTTCGTTTACTCCGTCTTTACATATATATACGAAATCCATTAATCCCCATTATAAAAAAATAAAGAGGGCAAGTTTTAAGTTTGCCCCCTTTATGAAATAAACTACTTTTTCTTAGCAGCCTTCTTTTTTGGTGCACTTTTAACAGGCACAATCTTGCCAAGAGCATCTGAAATCATACCAGTATCTGGTAGTACGCCAAACGCCTTATCATTAGGATTGAGCGCTCTCAATGCAACGGGCGCTAAAGCAGCAACTAGTGCAGCCCATAGATCTTTTGGATCAGTTACGCCAGCCATGTAAAGTGCAATTACTGCACCAAGAACAGATCGTCCGTATGATGCTACCATTGCCTTTGTCTTATCGTTTAATAAGTTATTCATTATTCCTCCTAGGATATAATTTGTGTTAGTGTTTTATAGCCAATCCATAAACCAATAATTCCTGCGACTCCCGCAAAAACTGGTGGTGCTGGTACTGGCAATTTGAATGCTGCGAACACGACACCGCATCCAAAACCTGTGATAATTGATAACAGAACGTCTCTCATGTTATTTTTTTTCTTGACCCATCTCTGGTAAAAGCGCTAAAAGTTTATCAGAATAGTTATCCAAACCTTTTACCTTTAGTTCATCTGAAACTTCTTTAATGGTTTGCTGAGACCTTTCAATATACTCAAAGGCCCAATCTCTTGAGTCAGAGAGAAACTTTATAAAGTTTTCTTTATGTATTGTGTCGTCAGACATACTGATGCCATTGTTAATTTGAGAGTTTAATTCTTCAAGTGCCCTGGTTTTTATAAAAAGTTCAGCCAACAATAAGTTGGACTTTTTTAGTTTATCAAACGTAGCCCAATAAGATAGCCCAAAGGAAAAAGACAGGGTAGCAAAAAATATCAAAAGCATCATTTCCATAATATCTATTGTACTCTATCCCTAATGGCGTGAGTTGTCCAATAATATAAACATTTATCACAACAAGGCTTGTTATGTTCACTCTGAGTATCCTTGTAAAACTCTGAATAATAAATATTATCTTTACGATAAAGATTAGCCCTATGGGTGATATTGACACGATTTATATGAGATGCCTTACTCCAGACTGGCTTATCAGTACCCCACAGATGCCCAGAAACGGCCTCCAGAGCCTCTATGTTGGCCTCATTCTTGTCTGTCTTAATACCTCTAAGGCTAGCCTCTTTAACCATGGTTTTTGTGTAGATAAGTAATGACTTTTCGGCATTTTTCCACATCAGTACTGCTGGGTGATTACGCCATGCTCCTGAAGGGGATTGACCAGATAAAACCTTGAGTATTTGATAAGACTCTAATATCTGTTTATTTAAACGTTTATTGTCAAGAATCTCAGCACATTGATCAAAGTCTTTGTATGGTAAAAAGGTTTGCATTAGTCATCTTCTTCAATGTCAAATAAATCTAAGTCTGATAACTCACTAAGCCTTGAAGCAAAAAACAAATTAATTGCAATAAAGATAGATATTACTGATAAAATTAATATAATTATTTTCTTCTTCATATGGCTATTGTTGCTCCACATCTTGTACAGGCATTGTAACTTTTTCCAGTAAATGGACACGCTCCAGCACTAATAAAAACGTGTTTTGTAATTTTACATTTTAAAAAGTTAATAATTTTTAGCATTTCTACCTTTCTTAAATAACAATTTTTATTTTTTTAAATCTTCTAAAAATTTTTTATGAGAAATACAAATTCTTGCATCTTGTGAATATCTTAAGATATTGTTTTTTTCTTCATAATTTTGAATCTCTTCTCTATATTTTTCTAACATTTTTTTATCAAGAAGTTTGTGTCCAAATAATACACACAAAAAATCCTCTACGTTAAAGTGTATATTATTTCCTATATCAAAATCTTTTCGTGATAAAATTCTTTCTTTATTGATATTTAAAATATTTTTTATTAAATTTGGAATTTTATTATTTTTAGTAAAGTTTTTCCAAAATTCAGTATTATCTTTGTTAGTTACATAATGCCAATATACATACTCCATAATGGAAAAACTGCTTTTTTGATTAATACTGTTAAAATGATTTTTAATGTTTTGATTTTTTGTTAGAATATTGTGTTTATTTGAAAAAAAGTTTTGTAAAGTAAAAATAGTTTGCATAATAGAGGTTGCTTCTAATGGCTCTATAAAGCCAGAAGAAAGTCCAACTGCTAAACAATTTTTTATCCAAATTTTTTCAAAACATCCTGGTTCAAAACTAAAAGCACCTTTATCTTTTCTTGGATAGATTGGTTCAAATCCTAAATAATCTTCTATTTCTTTTTTAGCATCTTCATCACTTAAATAATTAGAGTCATAAACATATCCACAACCATATCTATTTTGTAAAGGAGTTTTCCACATCCAGCCGTAATCCATTGCTATGGCCTCTATGTATGGAGGTATTTCTTTTTCTTTGTCAATTTCTAAGAAAAATGGAAGGGCTTTGTTTGTTGGTAAATACTTTTTATAAGAAATCCATTTTGATGAATATTTTTTACCTATTATTAATTTAGCAAAACCGCTACAATCAAAAACAAAATCACACTGTATTGATTGATCGTTTTCTAATAATAAACTATCTACTTCTCCTTCTTTATTTAAAGAAATCTCTTTTACTTTGCCTTCAATTCTTTTTATATCTCTGATTTCTGCTATTTTAGTTAGATATTCTGCTAATAATTTAGCATCAAAGTTTAAAGACCAAGATCCCACTTGTTCATAATTTAATATTGGATCAATATCTTGAAAATAATTTATTCTAGAAAACATAACTTCGTTTTTATTACAAACTTTATTTATAAAACAATATTCATCATTAGGAATATTATTTAAATAATTATAAAGATGAAAATAATTTGTATTTGATTCATAACTATTTGAATAACCAACTTGTTCTGACAGTCTATTATCATAATAAACAAATGGGTGATAAAAAGATTCTTGTTTATTTTTTGACCAACCAGTAAACTTTGCTGAATTTTTTATTGTAGCATTAGTATTTTTAATAATTTCAGAAGTAGGTATTTCTAAAAAATCTAAAACTTCTATTAAGTGTGGGGTAGAGGCTTCTCCCGCTCCCAAAATTCCTATTTCTTTACTTTCAATTAAAGTAATATCATGTTCTGGAAATATTTTTTTTGAATACAATGCTGTTAGCCAACCAGCAGTTCCTCCTCCAACAACTACTATGTTCATTTTATTGCCTCTCTAGTTACTAAAACTATTGCACCACATTCTTCTAAAGTCTTTTTTAATTTTACCACATACTGTAGGGCTGATATTTTATCATCATGTCCCATGTGCAAAAACTTTCTTTCATCTAATTTTACTGTAAGGAAGTGCTCATTGTCAATAATCTCAACACCAAATCCTTTAGGTGGTGTAATTGAGTGTACAGCCTTACGCATAGTATCTGTATACATCTTTATTCCATTGTTAAAGATTGCCAGGTGATTGACCAATCTTGTTTCGTTTTATGTTTATTAAATTCTCTTGAAACTTCTCCACCTTCTAGATATACTCCGCCCCAAACGCCCCACTCTTTTCCAGATATTCCGTTTGCAAAGCATATTTTTTTTACTGGACATTGCTTACAAAGTGCGTCAACATCTCTTCTAGATCCTTCGTGATCTTCATATTTATCAAAAAATGCATTGTTTTCCATTCCCAAACATAAGGCTTCGTCTTTCCATAAATGCTGTTTCAAGATTAATCCTTATACTTATTTGGTATATCCCAACCATTACGACCAGGTTTATAGATTCTATGCAAATACCATTTATCTTTTACTCTAATACCCATGGGAGATGTTTTTGCAGTCTCTGATTCTTTTAAATCAATTACATCCCAGCCACGCCATAGCAGATTGTTATTTTTATTTATAATTTTTTCCATTGTATTTAAACTTCTAATAATCATTTTACTCTCCTAATACCTAAAAAGACCAACATCAATATTGTTTGCTTCTGCAACTAGAACCAATTTTGATTTTGATTCTTTTGGACGACTTAAAAAAGCAAAATAATTAATTTGATTTATATTTTCACTTAACCATATTGGTGCAGCATTATAAAACTTAATTTTTTTGCCTCTTGCCTTCATACCTCGTTCAGATAGATTAGAAAACTCTGAAACAAAGTGATTTATTCTTGATGGACCAGCAGAGTAAATAATAAAATCATTA